CATGCGTCGTGTCCTTATGCGAGAAATTTAAGTTTGTACAAGGTTGAGTAATACAACCCAAAAATCTCGTCGATAATGTTTTGGATTGGAGTGCAATCCTTATCAACGACTTTATACCGCATTTCCATCAGTTCGTCTACTTGACCTTCAAGAAACTCGACAATGTTGTTTGTCTTCTTAGCCGACATAAGTGAAATAGGACCGATGAGGCCGTATTTGCCCTGATAGGCTTCAGCAAACTTATCTGTCAAATCGACCACACCGTTGTAGAATTTCTGCAACGCTTTGTGCTTTGCGTAGCTACGCGTGTTCAGGTGCGTCGAATGGGCTACATCGCGCGCGAGAAACAGTGTGCCTACGAAGTCAGCGCATTTCATGACGGTGTTTCTTCAAGTGTTTCAATTTGGGCTTGCAGCGCCTGAAGTTGGGCCAGAAGTTCTTCTTTAGTGGGTGGTGGCGGGACAAGTATAGGCTCTGGAGCCGGAGGCTCAGATACGTTTTCGCCATCCCAGAACCAACCGTTTACGGCTTCGTCAGGTACTTCAATAAACTGATCCGCATAACCCTGCGGAAACAGGATGCTTGGGTGCGTCATGACCACATCGTACAGGACGCCGTTATTGTTATAGGCCCATTTCATACCATAATTTCCTTAGTAGAATATCCAGACTGTTGCTGGACCCCCATCAATAAAAGACGAAGTAAAGCCAACGCCACCTACGCCGCCTCCAGCTAATGACGTTGCGCCGCCGCCGCCGCCGCCGCCAAGCGCGCCGCCCAACCCCGGTGAGGAACCGCCGCTGCTGCCGCCGCCGCCGCCGAAGCCGCCGTTGCCGCCCACATAAGATTGACGGGCACCCCCGCCGCCGCCGCCGGGGCCTCCGTTAGCGCCAGCGTCGCTGCCGTCAATGCCGCCATTGCCGCCAAAGCCATTTAAGGGGGCAAGAAGCGGATCAGTAAATGGTATTACCCGGCCCGGCCCACCTAATGCGCCGCCAGTAGAAGGGCCACCAGAACCGCCGCCGCCTGCGCCTAGCGCGCCGGCAACGGCGGCGCCGCCTGCGCCCCCACCACCGCCGCCATACGACGGAGAGGGGCCGCTGCCGATTGACCCAACGCCGCCAATTCCACCCCCGCCGCCGCCGCAATTGACGCCAGCTAAACCAGCGCCCCCCGCAAAGCCGTTACCCAATGGCGAACCAGCGGAACCGCCGCCGCCGCGACTATTGCCGCCAGCGCCGCCGCTAAAATTGCCTCGGCTTGTAAGTGTCGCGTTAACTGTTGCACTGCCGCCGGCGCCGCCAGTGCCGGTGGTGGTGTTTGCACCGGGGTTAGCAGTAATTAATGTGGTGCCACTTCTAGCGACAGTAGCTATGCCGCTGCTAATAGTAACGTCGATTACTTGTCCGGCAGTAACGGCTAGGGTTCCAAAACCAAAACCGCCGCCGCCGCCGCCGCCAGTATCTGTACCATTTGTACCCCCACCTTTTCCGCAAGCATAAAGACGCACACTTGTCACGCCGGAAGGGATCGTAAAGTTTGTAGTAGATTGCGTGACAAACTGACGTGTAAACTCAACTGTTGCCGCCGCTGCGCTAGTCCACGTTGTACCGTTGCTAACCAAAATATTGCCGTTGGTGCCCGGCGCGACAGTTTGTACCGCGCTTGTACCGTTGCCTAGCAGGACGTTATTTGCCGCCAGCGTCGTAGCACCTGTACCACCGCTTGCAACAGGCAGCGTACCTGATATGTCGCCCACTGGAACACTAGCCGCTGCCGTAAACGCAGATGTACCGTTGCCCTTAACGTAACCTGTGAGCGTAGCCGCGCCTGTACCGCCGTTTGCGACAGGTACGTTAGTAACAGCCAGCGTGCCGCCAGATATTGACAAGGCAGCGCCTATACCAATCTCTTCAGCAGCGCCTGTGCCAGCGGTAGCGCGGCCTAGCAGCTTATCGGTGGCAAGTTCCAACTCATGCTCTTCGTTCCAATTGGACGGCTGAATAACTGTTACGTCAAGGCTATCGTCTTTGGCAGACTGAAAGGTATGTTTGAGGCTTACGGTCATTACATCGTTCCTTCAGGCGGCATCTCAGGCATGGCGCCCATTTCTGGCATTGGTTGCTGTTGAGGCATTTCTTCGGTCATGTCAGGTTGCTCACGCATTTCAGGTGATCCGCTAATCAAATCACCTGTATCCAATGCGCCAGCAATCGTCCCCATGACAATATCCTGAATTTGCTCTTCTGTCATCCCTGCTTGCATCGCGCTGATACGTTTTGTTTCCGCATCGTAGGCGTCTACCTGTGCCTTGTATTCCTTGATGTCCACTTCGCGCTTCGCAACGTCAGCCTGCACGCCTTCGATAATATCGACCATGCGGTTCAGTTCTTCAGCCATGACTTCCATTTGCTGTTGTGCAGCAGCCATTTCAGGTGACTCATCGCCTGTAGCAAGCACCTTGGGATCAAGGATTTTCTTGAACCGCTCTGCCATTTCCTGCGCGCCGGGCCAATCCATGTTCTTGATGAACAAATCGCCTGCAACAGCCCAAAGTTGTGGGTTGGATTGCAGAATCTGGCTCATAGCATCAAGTGCTTCTTGACGCTTGGTCATGTAGCCGGGGCCAGTAGTAACCATAACGTCGTATGTACCAACGCCGGGGTTGTATATCTTTTCGATCAGACCGCCAGTTTCTTGGTCACGCACTTCGCGTACAGCTTCTTCCTGCGCGGGGTCCATTTTGACCATGCTGACTTCGCCGTCAGCACCAATGATGCGTGCAATGCGCTGTGTGTCGTAGATTTTAGGGATCATATCAACGATCTGGCGCGTAATGTATCGAATGGCCCGCGCAAGGTTGTCAACATAGTGGTACGTGCCAACATCGCCCTGTTTTTCGCGTGCGACAATAGCTTTTGCCGACCGTTCGTTGCCTTGCTGGCCCAGCGACGCATCATACTGGCCTGTTGTGGCCTTGATGTCCTCGCCAGCGCCCATTTTAGCCTGTATCAGACCTGTTTGGGGCAAAGGTGGCTGTGCGCGTTGTGGAAGCGGTAGAACGCCTCCAGCGCCGTCTGTAACGTCTGGGTTGACTTCCAAATACGGCCAGTTGGTCGTGTTGGCAGTCTTCCACTGGTTTTCGTAGCCTTCAAACTGGCCGCCGTAACCGATAAACGGTGCTTTAGGGGCCAATGCAAGCATTTCTGCCTCTTGGCTGGTCCAGTAGTTGTACATACGCTGGGCATCTTTGGCGTTACGCACAAGCCCAGAGATGTATATCTGTCCGTCAACTTCCCATTCGTTGCCAATTACGCGCACGACAGGGATATATTTGCCTGACCACTCGCGCTCATCAAGAATGTCAAAGCCATTGGTCTTCATCCACATGACTTTTTTACGGTCTACTTTGCGTGTGCGAAGCGGTTTACCGTACATTTCTTTAAGCTGCTTGTCTTCTGGCGAGTTAGCTTTGGCAGTCTGGTTGTTTGGGTACAGATGCAGCGTTTCAGGCTCGTAGACGTTGTAAAAATACTCCGCGATGCGGATCGTATCTTCTTGCAGCCACGACGAAATGCCCTGATCGCCGACGCCTTGGCTATATAATGTGCTGATTGGCGATGCGTCAGGGAACAAACGCTCATATTCTGACTTTAGTATATCTTCGGTGATAAAGCACCATTCGGCATCTGAGCCGCATGGGTCTTGGATCGTTGGGTCCATGTAAACACTAAATGCGTTACGGACGCGGCCAATCTTAATGTCTTGGTCAAACGTATCGTCGTTGCAATACTCAGTCAGCAGGCGGATGTAACCTTCGCCGTAAGTGACTTGGTTGTCGCAAGCCGTGTCATACGCAACGTCAGCATCTGACATATACTCAATGTGGCGCACCACACCATTGAAGATTTCGGCGACCTGTACGTCAGCGTTGTCATCAGCGGGTATAACCTTACCGTTTGGTCGGTTCTGACGCTGTTCGTTCGTCACCTGACGGACGTGCTGTGGCAGCTTGTTGATTGTCAGGCATGGACGTGCGTTGATAGCTTGGCCCTGCACGCTTCCGCGTGTTGACAACACGTCAGCAGGCCACTGCCACTGGTTGTCAGGGCTGCCAGCCATAAAGCGTAGATCGTCTAGTTCGTCCTCACGGCTGTCTGAATACGCAGCCTGCGCCATCGTAAGACGGCTACGCATGGTAGCCATCTTATCGTGATCGTCGCGCGTTGTCTTAGGCGCGTTCGATCCTACGTTGGCAACTTTTCCTGCCGCTTCAATGCCTGTGGGGTCGGCCATAGATTATTTCTTGCCTTTGCTGGCGGCGCGCTTCACGCTGTAGGCGATAGCGACGGCTTGTTTCACAGGTTTGCCCGCATTTACTTCTGCTTTGATGTTCTTGCGGAACGCAGCTTTGCTGGGTGACTTACTAAGGGGCATAATTAACGCTTTTTACCCATTGGCGATGACTTCATGTTTGTAGTCATGCTGATAACTTTCTGCATCTTTGGTGCAGCAGGTTTAGCTGGCATCTTGACTGCGCGTCCGCCGGCTGGGCTTGTCGAGCCTTCGCGCGCCGTGATCTCTTTAGCGGCTGCCTTGCGGGCTGGGTCGCGGTTGGCAATGGCAGCTTTCTCAGATGCTACAGTGCCTGTCTTGTACAACGCTCTAGTGAATTTGTTAGCTGGCATTTACTTACCCTTCTTAGTTGGCTTGGCCGTCTTGGCGCTTTCTTTGAAATCTTTTGCTGTAGGGGCGCCCTTAGCACCGGGCTTACGCATCTTCTCGCCAGAGCCAGCAGCTATGCGGGCTTTCTTAGCGTGGATGTTTGCGTACAGTCCGGGCTTCATGAGCATTTCCACCTTTTCAAACTAGCTTTGGCACGCTCGCCGTCTTTTGCTTTAGCAGCTACTGCACCCATGCGCGCGCAAAATGACGCTTTGCGTCCTGCATCTGCTTTTGTTTTCGGGTTGGGTGCAGGCGCCTTTAATTTACTACCTGTAGCAGCATTATACTTGGCTCTGCCAGCGGCTGTCAGACCCGCACCCTTTGACACAGGCAGTTTCTCGCCTCTGCCAACGGATAGCGACACTGATTTCTTCTTGTCAGCCATTAACTGCCCATCCACGATGTAGATATTCCTGCGGGAGAATAGCCTCTTGTGCGATGCTTGTCAACGCGTGTCAGACGCGGATCAGTAGATGCTACAGGAAACGCGAACGTGACCGCTATGGCGTCTGCTGCGTCTGGCGAGGCCAGCCCGCGTGACTTCATATCCTTCTTGCTTTCGAGGAACAGCGTCCCCCGGCTGTCAGGCTTGGTCCGTGGGCTGATGAGGTCTGTCTTCAGGAACCTATCTGTGGGCAAGTGGCCCGTTCTGAGCCAATCCCGCATGGCGCCCCACATCTCTGCGCGCTTGTTACCCCACATCGTCTGGTTCTTAGCCTTGTTGCCGAAGTTTACACCGCGTATCTTGTACCGCTGTTCCTTCAGCCTGTCCACGACGCCTGCGCCTAGCCCGCCTTCGTCGATGCAGACCAGCGCCGGCTGGAACTGCTCTATGGCGTCGATGACATGGCCTGCCACTTCCATAGTGTCTGCACCGCGGTGTCTTCGCAACTCTAGGATGTCACGGCCCTGCCGTATGGCGATGACCGTAGCGTCAGCCCCGAACCGTGCCGGGTCTACACCTATGACGATGGGCGCGCTGGTATCCTTGACAGGCGCACGCTTCATGGCATCATCGACCAGATTGCTGCCGATGAACTGATCGTCACCTTCTGAGGGGAAGTTACCGTACACTTCGACACTGGCTTGGTAGCTGTCTGGCCCGTATTCATCAATAATGCGCTGGTACAGGTTCTTGTCTGTACCCTCGACATCACGGGCGTCGATGACGCGTGTTGACCAGAACGCCCGCTTGCTGTGGAACGTTTCGTAGAAATAGCCTGTATTGCGCCGCGGGTTGGAGAACGCCAGATGGAAGCGATGTGGAGTATTCTCCGTAAAGAAACCATCAGACACTGACCAGATGCTGTCAGGTATACCGCTGGCTTCGTCAAATATCAGCATCACACCGTCGAAGTTGTGGACCCCCGCGTATGCGTCAGGGTTCTCTTCTGACCACAGCCGGCCTTCGACTGACCAGTAGCGCGTACCTTTCTTGAGGTCACGCTCGACTAACTCTGTCAGCCACTTGGCTGGCATGATGCGTGTGGCGGCTATCTCAAACCAGTGACTGTTGAGGCTCATGGCTAGCCACTTTGTAATTTCCGCCCATGTTACGGACCGCAACTGCGCCTCGGAGTTTGCCGACACGATGGTGGTCGATCCGATGCGTGATGACAGCATCCAGATTGTTAGCCATGATACCAGCGCCGACTTGCCGATACCGCGTCCTGACGCAATTGCCAGCCGTGCAGTTGAGAAGTCAACCTTACCGTTGTTTTCTTTGATGTGGTCACGTAGGTCTGACAGTATCTGACGCTGCCATTTACGCGGTCCGGGGAAGTGTTCCAGCGGCGTGCCTGCTTGGCCCCACGGGAATGTGTACAGCACGAACGCTAGTGGGTCATCCTTCAGCGTCGGTGACCACAGCCGCGCCATCAACTCCATCTCGTCTTGGGCTGAGTATACGGGCGCTTGCATTAGCGTTTAGTCTTCTGAAAGTCCGCTATGTCTTTTTCCATCATCTTGTGGATCGTCTGTTCCCGCGACATTGCCTCTTCTGGCGTCTTGTACGACGGGAACTTAATGCCTGACTTCATAGCCAGCCGCACCGCCGAAGGGACATCGCGTTCTTGCCCATGCCAGTATGTCGGTATCAGAGTCTCGCCCTGCGGCAGACCGACAACAGCGCCCTTAAACGTAGTCAGGCTACCGTCAGCGTTCTTCTGATACATCCCTGTCGCTAAGTTGCGACGGTGATAGTCCAAGACTTCCTGCTCTTCCGGTGTCAATTTGTCTGCCATTAGTCTCTTCCTCTAGTCGGGGCAGTTCTGTGTACAGCCCTTCGATGACGCGCGTCTGTGCTTTTTCTAGCGCGCCTGTGATACTTATCTGTTGGTCTATGTTTACGTCGATCTGCTGCTTGGCTACCCAGCCGTGCTGATGCTTGAGTATCTCCAGCGCAGCCTTGCTGTCGCCATCGCGTGCCGCTTCGTACATGGTTTTGGCCGCTACCATCTCGCCGTCGGCACGACCTTTGATCTCTGCCATCTCGACCAGCGGGTCTGCGTCGGCCAACACACGAAATTGTTTGGGTGTCATGCCGGCGGCCATAGCTAGGCTGTCACCCTTTAGGCCGTAGCGGGCAGCTTCATAGATAGACTCCAGCCGCGACTCGGTGGCTTGCACCCGCTCTGGTGTAAATGGCAGTGAGTAGAAAGTCATTGGGCGTACTATAGTGTGTTGCGTTCTAAGATGCAAAAAAAAATAAAAATTGTTTGCGACCCTACCCGGCACAGTCACGCGGCCCACCGGCCCTACCCACCCCGGCTAAATATTTACTGTATTAATACACTAACACAGTGCTGCCAGCATTAGCTGTGTTGCTGTGTTAACACAGTGATTAGCGTTCTGCTTATGTTCCTGCTGGAATAGAAATGGCCTTTCCCTTTCGGCGCTTGCGCGAATTGGAAAAAACACATTGCTAGCTAGCTAGGTGTGTTAGTGTATTAATACACCAGCAGACGTCACGGACGTCATGACAATTT